TTCGTGCCGCTAAGCGCGGCTTAAAGACGGCTTCAGAACGAAACCTTTCCTCAATCCAGTCACATGTAGCACACATCACATTCCTCCTTCGATCCAGCCAGCGAAACCCATGAGTGCAAGGAACGCTAAGACTGCTAACGGATAAAAAACGGTTTGTCCCCGACGGGTCAATTTCATGAACTCTCCTAATATGGTGAAAGACCCCGCAGCCAGCGAGTCGGTGCGTATCGGGGGTGATACGCGGGTCGCGTAGACTGCGGGGGGTTAAGACCCGGTGCTAGAAACGGCGGGGGGCACGTCCCTAGCACCGGGAGATTAGTTAGTCCAGAGAATCCTTAACATAGACATCCAGACCGTAGGAGGCAAATACTCCAGCGGCGGCACGAGCAGCGGATAAAGCCAACTCATACGACTGGCTTCGGCCACCACCGACCCTGTACGACGGGACGTAATAGCCGCCACCGTAATTCGGGTGGCCCACATTATGTGCCTTCAGATAGGTGACGAACGCTCCACGAGCGGGGGTGATGACGACACCGGCACGACCACACAGACCACCGGCAACAACGTAGGTTGGCTTAGCGTAGTCAACTTCTTTACTAAAGAAATCAACCGCCTCACCGACTACCATTGGGGTCGGGGTAGTTCGGGCAACTGCCAATTGAGCAGCGTCGAACGCTTCGTCGAAAACCTGCGAAGCGTTTGCTTTGGTGACTTTTTTGGTCACGGTAGAAGTTGTCATTTCGATTCCCTTCCAAGGGGAACATCCCCTCTCACAACCCCAGTATATCACGGGGGGTTAAGCAACTTGCGCGGGGGTCAGAACGGAGGAGCATCCTCCTGAACTGGTGTAGCCCAAGGATCATCCTCCATGCTAGGGGAACCAGAATCCTTAACAATACGATTCACACTCACCGTTCGCCGTTTCAAATCAAGCCCCACATTAAAAGCATTCACCTTCAACGATTGACGCTCAGCACCATCCTTACCAACATACGACTCCATAAAAGAACGACCAACCACAATAACCGGGTCACCCTTTTTCAAAGACTCAACAACATTCTCAGCCAACTTTTCCCACGCAGTAACACGCCACCACGTTTCCTCATGATTCTCCCACACACCCGAATCCGTTTTAACAGATTTAGAAGTCACCACACTCAAAGACGCAACCGCTTTACCGGCGCTCGTAAAACGTAACTCAGGATCCTGACCCAGCGTTCCCGTCAACGTAACATTCGTACTCATATTTATTCCCTCTCATTAGCGGCGCTCTACCGCAACTCATTGCCTAATATAATTCCTTTTTCACGCCTAATTTTACGACGATCAGAAGCGGAAAGACCACCCCACCAGCCTTTAGACTCAAACCAAATAGCGTAATCTCCACACTCAACTTGCATACTACATCCCCCACAGATTTTTTTCAGCGTATTCCTTAAATCGTTAGAATGGTATTCAACAAAAAAAGAATCAGGATCAGATGAACGGCAAGGTTCGCTGCCCGTCCATTTCGGGTAACGAGGTGGGCTTGACCTTTGATTTTCCTCGTGACTCAAGAATTCGATCCTCTCTCGAAGTGTTATTTATGCGAACACGGTAACCGTTACGCCAAACAATCCCCCCAGCAACACCATCGTAAAAAGACTTATTGGGCTTGACCCAAGCAAAACATTCTTTAACAACCGTGCAATTACCACAAATTCTCATTGCCTCATTAGCGGAAGGGTAAGAAAAAGCGTCAAAGATTTTAGGATCCTCACCCGCGCAAGCAGACAATGAAAGCCATTTCACCTATGAGCCTCATCGTAATGTTTATGGAATTCCGCGACGCTACCTTTTCCCGTGGCTTTACACACAAAACATTTCCAATGACCCGCCATAGAAATAGTGTTACTTAACTAAAGTCGATAGTCAATTACTGTCGGGCGTGTCACTCGTCGTCCTCGTCCCAATTACTAACAAACAAGTAATCCTCATTAAGCATTTCACGGGCTGCATCCACCATCCCAGTCATTCTCCACTGAGGCATTTCGCTACATACTGGTGCCAATTGGGTTTCACCATTAGGATCAATGTACTCAGCAATAATTACCCATGACGTAATCATGACGGGGCCTTCAGCATCAATAAGACCGTCAAGCGCCCACAAAATTTTTGCCTCTTGTGACGAACTCGCGTCAGGTTGATCTTTTTCTTTAGGCTTAGGTTTCGTCACACTCCAAGGGTACGCCCTTAACGGTTGTCTAGTAATCGACATGTTGGGCAACCCTCAGTTTCTAACCGGGGTTTCCAAACTGGTAAACCGCATCTAAGACACATCACAATTTTGTTGTTTTTTTTGAACTCAATCAGCATCTGTGCCGCGTTAGGTTCCAATGTTTCGCCCCTTTTCCATTTGCCCAAACCGTGTAGAAAGCAGCATCCTGCCAGTAACGGTTCCAGTTTTCAATAGGTTTATTTCTAAGTTCCTCTATTTCATCTTGCAAACCAACTTTCTTGGCTTCAGGTAAAAGAATCCACACAAGTGAATCTCTCCAAAAATTGTCTAAAAATTGGTATGTCCCTGCGGCACTACTAACCGTGCTTCGTGCCCTGTAATTGTGTCGGGATTCGCGGAATGAAATACATTCACGCTGATTTTCAAGTTTAGGGTCAAACCATTTTCCTGTGTATAAGGAAGGCTCGAAGCCTTTCCAGTCTTGCGCGGCCTCACTGTGAGCCGATCTATATTCGTGTGATTGTGGAACTTGAACAACGGGTGAAACGATTACTGCTACTGACATGAAAATGCTGAGAATCATTATGCTCCAATTTTCGAGGTACAGGGCAAGTGTTTGTCAGTAGGCCACCTCTTTCAATTGGATTAGTGTTTTTACAGTGTAACGTATTGTGTGGGGGTTTATTTTACTTTTTGCTGTAACGCGGTATCTCACTCATCACTTTACCTCCGGTGGGTCGCAGCGTTCGAGTGTGGCTAACGTATCTAAAATTGCTCCAGTATTCCAATGTATCAAATAATTATCCCCAGCCATTTTCGCGCCAACTTCGTCGTAGTAAACAGAAAAAGGGCCAAATCCCGTTCCGGTTTTGTACGTCCCGTTAACCCATTCATGCTCTTTCAGCGTCGGGATCAATTCGGCAGGGGAGGGTGGGACGCACAACGACAAGTCAGATGATCTTACAGTCCCGAAATTACCGTCATCCCAATTTACATTGACATAATATGGTTCCCGGCAGAGAGATAGTTTCTCATCAGGTTCGGCTACTTCGGCTACTGTGCCAAAATCTTTATCCCATTGAACACGATCCCCAATCTTAAACTTCGGTTCGGGTGACCAACTTCCCACGTCGGGGAGTTCATTCCGCGCCGCCTTGAGCGCGGCACAGTGATCGTTCCAAGTAATAAACTCTCCTTGATCGTTTTCATTCATTTGGCTAAAGCCAACTTCCCAACGCCGTATCTCACTCATTTCGTTTCCCTTTCACTGCTGAAAAATTACCCGTTAATAGAAGTGCCAAGCATTTGTATAGTTAAATGTTCGGCACCCTCCTCCGACCAGCCCGAATCCAAAAACTGTTTCTTCAACCCGGTCGCCACAGCAACGTAATTTGCGGCTGCTTCCATCGCAACCAAAAGAGTTTCTGCGCTAGGAAATTCTGGTTCCTTACTCCTCATCCCAATCCCTTTCCCAAACGTGGAACCTGCCAATTATTTAAGCGGAAACAAAACGTGAACTCTTACCACGCATGTAAGGATTCTGGTAGCGGCACAAAGCACAATACCTTGATCCTCGTGTTTCCCCGTGGGCGCACTCTCCACCCGCAACACACCAACCATGCTGAGTGACACCTATTTCAGCCCAGACAGGATCCAAAGGTGTCTCGCAAATTAGACATTGCATCGTTTTCCTCTTTTCCCATAGTGCGGTTAGGATAAAGCATAACGCAGGTTCTCTAACTCCCCGTCTAGCCACTCCGTGAAGTTCCCTAACGACTCTTGGGGAACATGCACCCCGACACCCATACTGAACACGTTAGAGGTCGAATCCATGATTATTGCCACATCAACAGGGCTTTCACTCTTAGCAGTCAACAAGGATTCAGCCCACTCATTAAAAACTTGTTTCCTATCAGCCGTCGGGTCACCCCAACCTCCCGTTGTCCAACCGTCGAATACTTCAACCCAACCCTCAATACTGGTTTCGTTGTATCCCCTCCACGAACTCGTGTTTTTGTAAACACGAGACATTTTCAAATCATCGAAAGATTCCCCGTAACGGTTTTCAACAAAATTTTCGCTCACATACACGGTGACAGGTTTTTCGTCGTAATCGAACTCGTAACCCGGCCCAACCAAATAAACCGTTGACGCGCTGTTACGGTCATCTATGTAGCAGCCCTCACAGAATGTTTTACCGGATGATTCACTACCGTAAAACACGTCGTCGTCAGAATTGATCAGGTCAGTGCAATTGTCACACTTAAAAGTTTTTTCACTCATGATGATCCCCATTCCATTTCGGCCTCCTTCAGTGTTCGGAAGTATTTTCCGCTAAACAAAGACCCGTTTTCCCATTGCCAAATAGCAAAAGGGTGAATTTCTTGTGCCCGTGCTGCAAGCACTTTGATAAAACCGTGATAGTCACGCACATCAATAATGGTGGCATCCCCCGTTTCCAAGGGAATCACGTCACCTACGTCAGGCACAATTCTCATTATCGTTTCCTCTTTCCGTATTTCTGAAGCAATTCTTCACGTTTCGCTTCCACGCTGACATTGTGCTTACCGGCGAGGGCTGATTCGATGATTGACTGGTTTTCCCTATAAATGTGTTTCGTGGTGTGCGGAATCGAATCTTGAGCAAGGTTCCATTCCGATATTGCGGTTCGCTCAGTTTTGATTACGTTGGGGTAGTCCCCGTACACGCTGTGGATCGTCAGGAACTCACCTGAAGCGAGAGGTGCGCTCGCGTGACGCTTAGCATCCCTAGCCTCTTTAACGGCCTTAGCCTTGCTTACAGCGGCTTCCCGCTCTGACCTGTTTTTCGATTGAATCGTTGCAGGCTGATTCAAAACGTGAGCGGGGGCTGACGGGTAACACACCGTGCAAGCGGTTTCGCCAGCGAGAGCCACAATTTCGTTTTCAGGATCTGAACTGTATTGGGTTAACCACTCGAATTCGGTTGTTGGGAAACACGTTGAACAGTTTGGTGTGTGGTGGACGTGCCCGCCTTGATTCGTGACGAGGAAAGCCCGGCTCCAATTGAACTCGTAGTACAGGTCACCTAATTCTTCACGCTCAATTTCTATGTCTTGCGTTGCGGCTAAGCGTTCCCGATAGTTTTTTAGGATTTTAATGGCCCGTAATTCACCGTCTAATTCTTTTTCGGCAAGCACGATCATGGCTTCAACTAAGGTTCCTGAAAATGATTGTGTTTTCCACGAGTAATCTTGACCGGCGGCGGTTCGGGCTTCAGCACCGGCTAAACCTAATGCGTAGGTAGCGGCTTGTTGCGCTTCGTATAGTTCGGCTAGTCGCTCGTCTACGAGGACTGCGAGTTTTTTTAGTTCGTTCATGTTGTACCCCTTTCCTTAATTTAACCCCAGTTTAGCACTAGGGGTTATGTAACTGTTATTCGGGTAGCCCATCCAAAAACGCACGAGCCTCAGCAATCTTTCGCTCCCTCAGCAACGCGCCCGTCAACCGCTCACGGACGATCACCCCATTCTCACGTTGAACCTCACGCAAAATCTCCCGATACTCTTTTTCGTACCGCAACCTCAAACGCCTTAAGGCGATCACATGACAATCAACAATTTGCTTCGCTCTCTCTCGCTTAGCGTCAACCACGAATCCTCCTAATGAGTGTGGGATTGATGTTGGGGCTTACCATTCCAAACGGAGGCACCAGAAAAACTAGCGATCTTCACCCAGTCGCCACCTTGAATTTTCCGGCGAAAGGTTTTACCTGTCGCGGTTTCGGTTGGCACAACGGTTTCGCTTGCCCAGCCCGTGTTCTCGAAAATGGTTTGTCCGATTGGCTCAATGGTTGCCCAACCGTTAGCGACTTTTACGACACGGTAAAAGTCAATGTTGGTTTGGTCGTATCCCCAACTGGATTTTAGAATTGATCCAACTTCGATTGTGTTTTCTTCGGTAGTGGTATTCATGTCATTTCCCTTTCGTTGGCTTACCCCCAGTTTAGCGCAGGGGGTTACGGCTTTTTGCAGTGGGCATCAAACTCCGCGCCAGATACACGCAAAGATCAATACGTCGAACCACATCCTGATTACGCAAAGACGAGAACGGATCGAATTTGTTTTTCGGTGAACCGTACTTCTCGCAAATTAAATATGCGTCCTGATTCGTCATCACCTCTGGAATACCCAACTCATTAACAAGTTGACGTTGAATCGTGAGTGCGAGCATTCCTTGTCGTTGTTTCAGATTCATCATTTTCTCCTAACGGCTCAGGCAGATACCGAATGGGTGATCTGCTTTCAGTGTTTTGTAAACCTCGGCGCGGGTCGCAACATCTTCAACGAGCGGATTGTCGAAAAACGCAATCGTCCATTGGAAGCCTGAGAGATCTGGCTTTGGTAGCAGGACGCAATCTTCGAGCGGGTAGGCATCCCAGCCGTCCTCGTGCTTGAACAGGACGGGCTTGCAGCACATGTATTTTCCTGAATACGTTCCAGTGTTGGCGCTCATGGTTTTCACCTTCCCTTCTACAACCATTGTACTACCCCCCCTGTGTTGGCATGACGGGGGGGTGTGATAAACTCAATTGCAAAGCAAACTAAAGAAAGGAAATCTCATGGCAGTAACACTTAAAAAAGCCGAAAAATATGCGGAAGCCATTGGCAAAAAGTTTGGTGCCGAAGAAGGCTTCGGGCCTCAAGTTCTGATTGGTGCCCAGTATTACGGTGCGCCCTTTACTGTGGTGTGGGAGGAAGGCCCGTATGAGTGGACGTTCCTTTTTCAGGAACTGGCCGCCGGTTACGAGGCTCAAGATCCAGAATTCGGTTGCAAGTATCAGCCATTCACTAATTTGCCGAAAGGCGTTTACGCGGAGGCTTACGCTTCCTACTCTTTGAATCTTTACGACGAGTAGTTTCCTGCCCGACCGACCCTACCTAACCCCCCTGTTAGTCGGGCATAACCCCCGTGGTAGAATTGGATTGCAAGGAAAACCCAACCAAAGGAGCCAAACATGAAAAGAGTCGTCGTTTGCGAAACATGGAAAACCCGCAAGACTGCGGAAAAGCATTTGCCCTTCTACCACTACGCGGCAAAAAGCGAACTCCCCCACTTAGGTGACCTCAACTACCGGATCATCAAATCCGCACAAAACTTTTTAATCGTCCGAAACCTACATGTAGGCGAAACCGAAAATTATGTTTCAACCTACATCACAATTCCCTAACCAAAGGAGACACCATGAAATTTGAACTGAACAACAAAATTGGTAAAACCCGGGTACAGGTTGGCGCTTTTTTAGTTAGCAGCAACGACCTATGCGAGGTAGTTTTTTATCGGGTGAACGAAGTAAGCGAAAAAAGGTTCGCAGTTCTAGAACCCGTCAATTCAGAGTTTTTAGAAACCGGAGTCATTCCCGGTTTCAAGTCCGCTGGAAAATCCTTTAGCCGAAAAATTAAAAGTTACGGTTCCGGCGACGTGGTTCAAATATCCAAAAATCTGAAAGCCAGCGTATGGGACGGCCACATCAAATGGTCATCTGAATTACAAAAGGAGACAACATGAAATTTGAACTGAAACTCAAACTAGACAACGACGCATTCCAAAACGGCAACGCCCCATTTGAGGTCGCCCGAATCCTCAAATATCTTGCCGATCAACTTGACCGCAACGGATCCTGTGACGGTTTAGCCTTTGACCTGAACGGCAACAATGTTGGATCCGTGAAATACGTTTTCCCGAAAGATGGTGATTAAGATGACATGGGATGAAGCCGTCGCAAACAGTGGACGATTCGCGTGGCGACTGGACGCTGAAGGTAAGCGCAACGGCCCTGTTTTGCAATGGGGCAAGCCGTTTATTCGGAGACACTTTGGCAAGGACTACCCGGCTATCCGTTGGAACGATGGAGTGTCTGAAGGTTGGATTGGGTTAGATCGTTTGACGTTGGAATGGGAGAGTGAGTGAGATGAGTAGAATCAAAGAGTTTAAGAGAACGCCTTTCACTGACTGGCTTGACGAAGTAGAAGGAATTTGCGTTGATTGTGGACGGAAACTAACCGACGAGGAATTTAACGGTAACTGGACTGGTGTTGGTCACGGTTGCAATAAATTGAAGGAGAGTGAGTGAGATGGAATGGAATGATTATTGCAAGCATGGAGTTTATATCGGTGATCGGTATGGCCCCGACTATTTATGTGGACGCTGTGAAGGTGGTGAGTAGATATGAAAATTCGTGTGAGTGTCACCGTTGATATTGACCCGGAAGCGTATGCGAGTGAATTTGGGTTAAGCCTTGATTCTGTTCGGGCTGATGTTCAGAATCACGCGCAGCAAGTGGTTTTGACTACGTTTGCTGATTACAGTTTTGATTCGGGAGGTGGGTGATTTGGAATTGACCGTGGTTATTGAAGCGAACGAGGTCACCGATGAGATTCTTGAAGGTGCCATTGATATTTATGAATCCTATTTTGTGGATGATCGGTCAATGGATTGGGAGGATTTTATTGGGACTCTTGAGGGCATCGAACTCAAGGACGGTACTTATCTGGATTTTGGCCCTGAGTTTCAAACTCCCGCTCAAGCCAAGATTAAGAGGCATGTTCTCAAATACCGGAATACTGGATAGCCTGTTTGTTTTTCACCCCCCGTGACACGGACGTTACGGGGGTTTAGTACAATAGGTTCAAAAGAAAGGAGCCAACCATGACCGACCCCGGCTGGACAACACAAAGCATCATCACACTCATAATCGGAGTCACCGCAACAATCGCACTCTGGGCCACATACCTGTGGTCAATCCTACAAAAAGAAGAATAGGAGAAAACATGAAAGACCTCATCATCGCCCACAGCGACTCATACGCCAACTGGATATTCGACCCCGACCACCCCACACAAGGACGACGATTCACCAACGGGTACAACGCCCTCATCATGCACATCAAATCCGAAGGGCTAACCCACGAAACCCGCGAACCAATCCCAGCCTTACGCAAATACCTCGAAACCGTCCACACACCCGCATACGTCACAGAAATTCTTTCCCAACACATAAGCGACGAATGGCTAGGGGTAAGACCCGACATGGCTCACCTAGCCGCACTCTTTGTTGGTGGAACGCAACTCGCCCTCAACGCCCTACGCAACAACGAAACACTCACAGCCGTGAACCTGCCCGGCGCTAAGCACCACGCCGCAACCGACCATTCAAGCGGATTCTGTGTGTTTGCGGATTTCGTGTTAGCAGCAAAAGAATTACGGGCTGACGGGAAAAAAGTAGCGATCCTTGACGTTGACGCGCACCACGGTGACGGAACCGAAAACCTGTGCTTCAACGATTCTGGGATCCTCACATATTCCATTCACGAATACGGGATTTTTCCCGGTACTGGGCTTAAAGACCATTTGAAAGAAAATGTTTACAATTGGCCTTTGGCGGGGAACGACGGGGATCGTGCCCTTTTACAGGGAGTGAACGATTTCCTTGACGTGGCATCAGGATTCAAACCTGACTACATTTTTGTGGTAGGTGGGGCTGACGGTCATAGTTTAGATCCCTTATCCAATCTTAATTACACGATTTCGGGGCTTGAACGTGCAATGGTCGTGGTGAGGGATTCTTACCCTGTCACACCGATTTTGTTTGGGGGGGCTGGTGGATACCAGCCTGACGGTGCCACCCCTTTAGTGTGGGCGAAAATGGTTACGGCGCTTGCCCGTTAAACCACCAGATTACTGAAATTGTCGCCCGTGAAATCATTCACCTGACCGAAACTAATTGGGATCACGTTAGGTACATTTCCACGCTTAGGCTCATACAAAGCCAACAGGACAGCCTCAGCCTGATCAGGGCTAGACACACCACGGCGTTTCATTTCCACTTTCGACTCAATCTGTGTACGCCCCGCACTATCCGTTTTGAACGTCGGCCCCGCTAACTGTGACAACACTTTCCGTTCCACGTTAAGGCGAACATCTTGCCTCCCCTCATTGTTAGGTTGCAGGAGCGTCCGGCCATTCCACCACATTTCAGCCCTCATGTTCTTAAACTTTTCGTGATCCTTAGCCCTCTCAGCAACATTCACGGCAACAATCTTAGATTTATGTTTCCCTTCCGTGCCCCATTTTTGCAGCATAGACACCACACCCCAACCCACACCGATAGTGTCAATTTTTACTCGTACAGGTTCACCAATTTCACGTTTGTCGTGTTCAGCCTCAGCCTGATGAATATGTCGCAAACACACCCCGGCAACGTCAACAGCGTTTTCGTTTACCGCCCCCGATGATCTATGAATAATCTCTGTGACGAAACCGTCGGCTCGCGCTATAACGAACTCGTCACCACCATCGGATGCAATATCTATCCCCAAACGAATCTTGTTCCCCACAAGGTGATCGTCGTTCGTCAACGAATTCTCGCACCAACTAAAAGGAATAACTTTATTTGCCGTGGAGCGCGGGAAACGCGCCCACACACGAGCCTCCACAAAAGGTGAATCCGCACCGAACTCGCTCGTAACATCATCCACCCACCTTTTATCCACCAAATGTTTAGTGATCAAATGTTGCTCAACTTGAGGTGGACACGTTTTACATATCCCTACCGTTTCGCCCGTAAAATTTGGTGTATCAAAAGCACTAATCGTGATCGGGTTAAACAGTGGGGATTCGTAGCAACGCTCAAACCATCCGTCCTCCTGATCAGTGGGCGGGTTACCCAACAACAATAGGCGAGTGTTGCCGCCCGTCATGAGGGCTTCCAAAGCCTTACCCACCACCTCACCGATACCACCGGCCTCATCAATAATAATCAGTAAATTAGGTGCATGGATACCCTGCGTCGCGGCCTCATCGTAAGGTGACGGAGAGAAACCGTAAGCAACAACGTCAGCCCCAACCTTCCACGTTTGAGTGAGAACCTCACCGGGTAACTTAGCCAAAAAATGACAACGCCGAATATGGGGCCAAATAATGTTTCTCACCTGACGGTGCGTAGGGGCAATCGTGATAGCCAACGCCGTACCGGGAGCGTGAGAAGCAATCCACCACGCCACAAGACGCGCAGACAAATGAGACTTACCGGGGGCATGGGACGCGGCCACAACGGTTCTCTGATTCACCACCACGGAATGAGCGATTTCGATTTGCTTCGACCACAAAGACTCCCCTAAACCATTCTCAATAAACCCAACCGGGTCACCCTCATAAATAGCCCAAGGATTATTCACCTCCGCTTCCAAAAGCATCCCCAAAGCGTTTTTGTCATCATCACTCAACGCAGAATAAATCGCGTACCTATTCTGAGTGTCGGCACCAAGTACCTTGTCTACCAGTCTCAACTCAAGCCTCTAATTGTCGTTGCTCAAGGATCCGGTTCACTTTACGTTCCAACTCCTCCGTGGACACGTTGATTTGTATTGCGCCACCTTCAGGGCCAGATATTTCGGTTCTGTCGGAACGCCCCCATTTCTTTGGTTGTTTCCTTTCCAAGATCCATGCGGATGCTTGCCACGCCCCATTTTTGGCGGCGTTATCAATGTTCATGACGTGTCCGATGATTCCTTCAGCGTCTGCTATTTCGATTGCCTCAAGAAATTCAAGAAACGGTATTTCGTCTGATTGGGTTTGTAGCCCGGCTGCTTGGCGTTCTCGTTGTACTTTTCCTCTAGCGATCCAGTTGAAGAAACTTGTTGTGGATATTCCTACGGATTTGCATGAGTCGTCGATGTAGGCTCCTGCGCGGAGCATGGTGGTGATTGCGTTGAGTCGGTCGGCGTTGAGGAGTGTTTTGCGTCCTCGTTTTTCTTTGACGGGGGTTTTCTCTGTCATGGGGTCATGGTATCCGGGTTTAGGTGTATTGTCCGGCTGGTTCGGCTGCGAATTGGGCTTTGTGGGCGCTTGCGAGGCTTCTGCCGACTTCTATTTGTGTTCCTAGTGTTCTTATGCGTTCTTTGAGTGCCCGGACTTTAGCGGCGCTTATTTCGTATTCTAGGTTTTCGTCGCGGGTTTCGTAGTTGGCGATTTGTTTGCGTAGTTCCATGCTTCCTGTGTTGTCTAGGAATGCTCTGGCGTAGGCGACTTCGTATTTTTGTTTGGCTCTTACGGATTCTTCGTCTAGTTGGGCGTAGTCGTCTGTGGCTTTGTCTAGGTATCGGGATAGTTCGGCTAGGCGTTCTAGGGCTTGTGCATGGTTGGGCATCATGGGGTTAGTTTATCGGGGTTTAGTGTTGTGAGTTCGGTTTTGTGTATGAGTCGCGTGTTTTCTTTGTCGTAGGGGGCTGGTTCTCCTAAACCCCAAGCCTGTTCCATGTTGATCCATCCCCATACGTCTACTGTTTTGAATTCTATGTCGGGTAGGTGGGCGGCGAAAAGGATCAGGTTTTTGTTGAGTTGGTGGCGGCGTACAGCAGCGGATTGTCCTGTTCTGACGCGGCGAACTTCAATGTTTGTTCCGACATCGGGGACGTTTCGGTATTTGTTGTGATCAGTTGAATGCCAGTAGTGCCCCGGCCAATACCTGTTGGTGGCTTTAGCGACCGCTAACTCGCATATGCAAGCGGCTTGTTGCGCTGTCCGGTCATCTTCCATACGTTTCGGGTCATAATGGGCGGCGTTTCCTTTACCCCAGTTTGCTGTGAATCGTTCGATTCCGACGTGGCAAGCCCACGAGTATTCCCACGGGTCAAGTTCAATGATCATTCATTCCCCTTGTTTTTTGTTGGTTTCAGTGTGAAAGGTTTCCCGTTTTGTATAGCAAACCCTTCCGAACTCCACAAGTCAGGGATCTCAGTGAGAGAATCAAAAATTTGTAAAGCAACCGCCAACTCGTCAGCCCTACCCCTGTTGTACGCTTTTTCGAGCATTTTTATTAACGAATCAGCCCCACACTGACACAAAGAATCACACTGCGGGAACTCATTTTGGTTATCCATCTCAGTCATCCCACCAATCCTCCGATTCCGTGTCAATACAACGCTGACAAAGAAGCCGCCAACCCTGAAACGCTTCAGCGCCCGGACTGTGGCAACGCTGACAATTAACTACAACATCTTCCATACAGTTACCGTCACACCGGGGGTAGCATAGATTTTTAGTACCCTTAAATCAATTACTTGAGAATCATCCTGCCACAAATGAGCGTCAGTCAACCCATCCAAAACAGCACGAGTCAACTTGTCTATGTCGGGTCGGACAGCAGGCGTAGAGTATTTAGGTTTCAAAGGTTTATGTAACCCGAAAACCAACTCAACCCCAACGGGGCCTTCCATGTACGCTTCCCAATTTTGTTTAATTCTTTCACTCACACCAGTAGCCGTGATCGTTTTGCGCCACGTTTTTAATGTAGCCCCCGCTTGCTCAACCATCGCTACTTTCCCGTGTTTAGTCACAAAACCACGCTTAGAACCTTGAGGTGTCGGCCTGCCCACCACAGTGAACTTAATTGTCATGACACTAATTGTTTTTTCGGGCGATCAATCGTGTCACGCAAAACCTTGTAAACGGACTGCTCAGTAACCCCCATTGCGGCAGCGATCTCCCGGTAAGTAATCCGTTTACGTCTCAGTGACAAGATAACTTTTTTGCGTGTTTGAGATATTTCGTTTATTGCTGACTGGTGATTACGCATCAAATCAGTGAGTGCTTTCACCTCACCCAATTCAGGGTAATCATTTTCTATGTTTTCAGTAGATAAATTCATCATTTTCCTTTTTCTTGGGGTTAGTTAATCCTACACTCCCGACAGGTTGAATTGAACTTGGGTTAGGCGAATCGAAAGGTGTCGTTATCGTCAATTTTTTGTTTCCCACAAGCAGCCACCAATTACCACTTAAATCAGCGAACGGCGTGAACTCAGCCAACCATCCATAATGAAGCAACCACCCGTGTTCATACGATCTAGACCGATACGACTCAATAAGACCATGACAACCACTCGTGCCCGTACCACAAATCACCAACAAATTTGGGGGCTGGTTAATCCATGCCACATTCGTTCCACCCACTGAGCGAGGGCGGCGATGATGAACACTCATAACCCCTAAACCCCCATAACACACTTCACAACGGTTTTCGGCTCTTTCAATGAGAGCATCCCTATTGAACTCCTTCACGGTGTCTCCGTTTTTTTGACCGTTTTTTGAAGCAATTCCTTAACATCAAAAGGCATCGGTATCGCGTTAGCAGCGGCATCATTGAAAGACTGTCGCACAGCATCATCTGAACTCAACTGTCTCTGCTGCTTCCTCAGCACCCTCCACGCCTTATTTACATGGGCAGGCATCAAAGAATCAGTTGTTTCACTGTAATGATCAACGACCAGTCTTTGAGCCGTAACAAGTAACAAATCAGAATCCAGAGTTTGCGACCACGCAACAGCCCTAGCCTGAGCATCCTCCCGACTTGGTGGTTTTAACCTAACATCCAATGTCACGGCCAACGCCAAAACGGTAGCGGCCTCAGCGGGAGTCATGACTAGGCTCCAACTCCAGATAAGGATTACTACTCAAAATGTGGGCGGCCTCAACATAAGCCCGTGTCCCTGAACCGCTTCCCGTTGTTGGCAGATCGTCATCTTCCCAACGCCCAGCGTTTAACCACGTTGAAGCGTGAGCCGTGAACTCAGCACTGCGATTAGGGTCATCGGCATACCTGATAGCACCCTCAATAATCACTGAAGGATCCACTGACTTAATCACTCTTATCCAGATTTTTTTAGCCGCCTGCTTTGCTGCTTTTCGAGGGTAAACAAACCAAAACTCATCAAAATGATCATTCTTTGTATGAGTTAGTGTGTATAGGTTATTTATATGGGTATAAGTTAGTTCGTCACTGGCGGGGCACCCCGTGTCGTCACTGGCGGTCAGTGTGTCGTCATATACGGGGCACCCCTTATCACCTGTGGAGAACCGTTCACACACCAAATTAGCATCCCAATGGACGTGATACTCGTTGCTTGTCCAATCACCAGCGTCACTAACCCTCTGCGTCTCACAGAGGGCACCCACAGCCACTAACTCAGCCTTAGCCCTGTCAACGGTACTCTTACTTGCTTTTAACTGCTCAGCAAGCCTCTTTCGACCGGGAAAGGCCATTCCCTCAATGTCACCATGCTTCCTTAACAGTAAATACAGTCTAATTGCTTGAGCAGTCACATCAGAATGCAAAAGCCAATGGGGAACCATCTCAAATGGCCCCCTATCAACCACAATCATGACCCGTGTACTTTTTCAAGCACCGTATTGTAGACAGTAATCAACTCACGTTTAGATGCCGAACCAAGGTCGGCAGCCCTAATTTGTTCAGCGATCCCGTCGATCTCAATTTTTGTGCTTGCACCCTTGAGCAACTCAATAAAGTCAGGGACACGACCGTCATCGGCATGTTCACGATCAACAACATCTCCCAGACTCGCATCCGTGGATCCGGCATTGTAAAGTCCAAGACCAAACTGGTCGCCAAGATTCATAGCAGCCCGCTTAAACGCCTGAGATTCGGCGGTCTTGATTGCCATATCGTGAGCCTCTGACCGTGACGGCTGATTTGTTGCGTCACCAGAAGCCCACTCAGCGTAGATAACACCGTTCACAGTTATCTCACATCTAGCGCGGTATGCAACACTCCAACGAGGTTTCGCTCCTCCAACGGAAGGATTCTCGTAAATCATGTTCATGTCAGTAATGTTTTCTGACCATTCCGCAAACCCAAAAATCTTGTTCATAGTCCTACGAACATCCCACGCCTCAACGTAGGCGAAACCCTTACCATCTTTTCCAACTCGCGCCGGATCAATAGGCTTCAATAATTCGTTAACCTGCTCCTTTGATAAACTCATTTCGACACCTCCACAGAAAAGTTGATTCCAGCCGGTTCCACTTGGACACCGGGAATTATTTCTCCATCACCAGTCATTGCAACTAAACCAAGTAATTCGGTTGCTTCAATAGTTGTAGCGGATTTCAAAACAGACAATGACGGGGTAAATTTAATAATGACTGCTTCCGGCATATTGTCTTTTGCCCAAGCAAAAAAACTTTCCTCATCCGTTACTTTGAATTTGGCTTGCGTGGAACGGGACTTAACTATTCCATATGCCGTGTCAATAGATTTTCTGCCTATTTCAGAGCGTTGCTGTTGTGCATATTCAGTGAGAATGAACTCAAAGTATTCTACGTCTTTATCAAATTTGTGGTTGGCATTAAACAACCAAGTATCAATTCTTGTTCTCTCACTATCAGCGATGGACTCGTTTTCCCCCATTTTATTTCTTATGGATAAAAGTTTTCTCATCGCCCACGATGCTTGCGAATCATCTGTGACTTTGAATCGTTCACGATATTCGTCATCATCTGGTACTTCTTCAATATCAAAGTCGTACACGTTTTCTTCCGACATTATTTTCCCCTTACTCGTTGTAATTAACCCCTACTGTATCACGGGGGTTAAGTTATATGTCAACGGGGTCACCCCACCTATGACACAATATGAACACATCGTTGCAGACTCAATCCCCTCTCACGATATGAGTCTCCGATGTTGTGCGTAGGGATCCCGTTGGGGTCTTTCAGGATCCCTACGCACGTCAACTAGGCTTTACCCTTGGGACTCAACTTGACATACTCACGAATCAACTGAGAAGCCAGCGATGTATCTTTTTTGTTTTGGCGAGCAATCGCAACAACATCACGCCACCATTTTAGATCCTGCCTCACATCAGACTTCCTCGTAGGTGCCCAATCTTTGTGACGAATCACGCGCCCAACCTTGTAAACAAAACCTCGAATTGGACTCATCGCCTCTAACAGCGCACCACACAAAAGAGCCGTCGAAACAACCTGCTCCACACTCATACCTTTAGTCGTACCAGAAATAGCAGCACTCGTACCCAAAGACTCAATTTCAATACCATAAAAGCGTGAATTTCCCATGTCTTTAGGAACCGTAAGAAACTTCGTTACCCTCCAAGGGCCACCCCTACCAGCATGATAAGCACCGACCCCAGAAACCACTTGAACTGTACCGTCAAGATCAACAAGAAAATGGCAAGCACGGACAGGTGCGTAGGGATTTGTTTTCACAACCCAATTCAAAGAATTAGTTCCCGCAGTGTGATGCAAAATTATTCCAACAAAATTACTTTTACCCTTATAAGGATCAATTTTTGACGAATCCCACCCCGACACCAACTTGTAATTAACATTCCACTTTTTCAAAAATCCCTCAAGGCGACCCGGAGAAACTCTCATTCTCTAGGATCCTGAACCTCATCGCCCGTAGGGTGAGTGTTAGTAAACGCTAAACCACCAATGAACACGGCGAACGCGAGCGCACCAATTTGAGCCGCCACCTCTCCGGTAATTAAACCAAAAACTTGAAGTAAACCTATGGCTGGCATTGAAACGCCGTACAGGTATTTTCTCCACTTAGTAGGAATAGTAGGCATTATTTCTCCTTGATTTGTGATTTATTTTCTTCAACTTTAATAGGAGTAAAAATTGTTTCCCACGTCAAAGGATTGATTTCCCCAGTAATTCTTAAACCACGCGACTCTTGAAAACGTCGCACTGATTTACCCATCATAGTCCCAAAACGACCATCATTTTTGAACTCATCAAAGCCCAAAAGAATAAGGGCATCCTGAGCCATTTTAACCTGACCACCCAAATCTCCCTGAGACAAGGTGTGTTTCAACTCTAAAGATAAAGGTGAATGCCGGAGTTTTTCTAACTTACTTGTCTTAACAGACATTTTTTTTACAAGAGGTTTTTCAATCATTTCATCAGTCTAACCCTATTTCAACTCAGAAACCGCTTCTTCAATATCAATTTGCTTCAATTCTATAATGTCAACTCGTTTACTTAAATCATTTGTCATTTCCCACGTTTCCACGACTTTATCTTTTAGACTGTCACCACCATTACGTTGCAACTCCCCGTCAATACGGTTCAAACGCTGCATAACCCCCGGTGTGGCATCTCTACCCGGCTCCGCTTCCTCACCATCCCAATCCCTCTGGAATTTGCGAAACCATGTGAACATGTCTTTCATCTCATGAAAGATGTTTTTTAGAAACATCCGATAAAACAAACCAATAAAAGTCAGAAAGACAACCCCTGCCGCCGTCAATGCAAGATAATCTGAACTCATAAGAAACTTTCGTTAGAAGCAATAAATGTATGTATATAGTTTGACAGAAAAACAAGACACCAACCTAGTTTGTAGAAATTTATTTATGCTATTATTTTGGTATCGCCTACCCCTTTCGGCGTTGCGAGAACCCTCCACCTTGTATGAGCGTGGAGGGTTTATCGTTTCATAAAGTACAGCCCGGTTAGTGTCTAATGTGGAATAAGCGTTGCGCTATTCCATGTTATGTCGAATCAGTACCGTTTTTGGTATCGTCGTCCCCTGTCACAATCCCTGCGTACTCCTCGCGGGACTTTTGTTCACGTTCTGCACCCGCAGATTCAGAACTATCCATGATTACATTATTGAGAACGAGGACAGCACGGGATAGTTCACCTTCCCAGTCGGGAGTCCAAGGATGAAACAGAAACGTGGCCTTCACCTCAACCATATGGTCTTTGTGCTTCACGGAATCAATACTGTTAAGTGATAAACGCTCAGGGCTTAAAGCCCGTGGCTCACGGTATGGATTACCCATTGCGCTCCCAAGATCTGTATCAGTCCGGTGTGTGACCTATCGCCTACACGCCACCGTTTAATAATAACTCTATTTATACAAACCTTACACGTCACGAAAACATGTAAGGTTTCTGGCTAAAACTTAACAGGTCAAACGCCGCGCAGGACAGCAACAGCGACAACATATACCGCTGCTCGTTGTTTAGCGTTCATCGTTATACCGCTCATGGAAGCAACCTTGCTATTCGTGACCTGTTAATATCATTTATACCGGAGAAGTTTCCACCCAGAAGTATCTTGCCGTCAGATTGAATGGCAATAGTTTCTACAGTGCTGCTTGCACCGGTACCAGTGTTAGTCGTAAAAGCAGTGTCTCTAGTACCGTCAGTATTAAGCCGAACGATACGGTTAACAGTGACACCATTGAACGTGGTGAAGGAACCACCCATGAGTATCTTGCCGCCCGACTGGACGACAATAGTTTCTACAGTGAGGTCTGCACCGGTACCAGTATTGGTAGTAAACGCAGTATCTCTCGTCCCGTCAGTGTTAAGTCTGACGATACCGTTGACGGTAGCACCATTGAATGTGGCAAATTCTCCACCCACAAGTATCTTGCCGTCAGATTGAATGGCAATAGTTTCTACAGTGCTGCTTGCACCAGTACCATTATTGGTAGTAAAAGCAGTGTCCCTCGTCCCGTCAGCATTCAGCCGAACAATATAGTTGACGGTGACACCATTGAATGTGAAGAACAACCCACCCAGAAGTATCTTGCCGCCCGATTGGACGGCAATAGTGCGGACAGTGCTGCTTGCACCAGTACCATTATTGGTAGTAAAAGCAGTATCTCTGGTTCCGTCAGTATTAAGCCGAACAATACGGTTGACAGTGACACCATTGAATGTGGCAAATTCTCCACCCGCAAGTATCTTGCCATCCGATTGGACTGCAATAGTGAAGACAGTGCTGCTTGCACCAGTACCCGTATTGGTAGTAAAAGCAGTGTCCCTAGTACCGTCACTATTCAAACGAACAATACGGTTAACAGTGACACCATTGAACGTGGTGAAGGAACCACCCACAAGTATTTTACCGTCCGATTGGACTGCAATAGTGAAGACAATGCCGCTTGCACCAGTACCAGTGTTAGTCGTAAAAGCAGTATCTCTGGTTCCGTCAGCATTCAAACGAACAATACGGTTGACAGTGACACCATTGAATGTGGTGAAATCCCCGCCCACAAGTATTTTACCGTCCGATTGGACGGCAATAGTGCGGACAGTGCTGTTTGCTGCTTCTAACACAGCAAACACGGAAGTATCTCTGGTTCCGTCAGTATTAAGCCGAACAATACGGTTGACAGTGACACCATTGAATGTGGTTAAGGTACCGCCAACAAGTATTTTACCGTCCGATTGGACGGCAATGGTGTTGACAGTGGTGTCTGCACCGGTACCAGTGTTAGTCGTAAAAGCAGTATCTCTAGTACCGTCAGTATTAAGCCGAACAATACGGTTGACAGTGACACCATTGAATGTGGTTAAGCCACCACCCATGAGTATTTTACCGTCCGATTGGACGGCAATAGTTTCTACAGTGGTGCTTGCACCAGTACCATTATTGGTAGTAAAAGCAGTGTCCCTAGTACCGTCAGAATTAAGTCTGACGATACGGTTAACAGTGAAACCCCTTAATGTGGTGAAGGAACCACCCATGAGTATCCTGCCGTCCGACTGGACGACAATAGTTTGGACAGTGTTGTTAAAACCTGTACCGGTATTGGTAGTAAACGCGGTGTCCCTAGTACCGTCAGAATTAAGTCTGACAATACGGTTAACAGTGACACCATTGAACGTGGTGAAATCACCACCCATGAGTATTTTACCGTCCGACTGGACGGCAATGGTGTTGACAGTGGTGTCTGCACCGGTACCAGTGTTAGTCGTAAAAGCAGTATCTCTAGTACCGTCAGTGTTAAGTCTGACGATACTGTTGACGGTAGCACCATTGAACGTGGTGAAGGAACCACCCATGAGTATTTTACCGTCAGATTGGACGGCAATAGTGCGGACAGTGCTGTTTGCACCGGTACCCGTATTGGTAGTAAACGAGGTGTCCCTAGTACCGTCACTATTCAAACGAACAATACGGTTAACAGTGACACCATTGAACGCGGTGAAGCCACCACCCGCAAGTATCTTGCCGTCAGATTGGACGGCAATGGTGTTGACAGTGGTGCTTGCACCAGTACCATTATTGGTAGTAAAAGCAGTGTCCCTAGTACCGTCACTATTCAAACAAACAATACGGTTAACAGTGACACCATTGAATGTGGCGAAGGAACCACCCATGAGTATCTTGCCGCCCGACTGGACGACAATAGTTTGGACAGTGCCGCTAAAAAGGTTTGCTGTATCAAAGGTATCAAAAGAATAATCATTGTTATTGAGATTGTAAAAAGATTTCCACACACCAGCAACTCGAACCGAACCTGAAGAAACCTGCTTCCACACCCCACCGACTTTTACAGAAGGCACTGAATCCTTCCAAATACCAGCAACTTTAACTCTCATTATACATACACCAACCAAACATCCCCATCAGAACCTCCAGTAGGTACAGCGGTAGACATAGTAATTTGACGGACACCATTGGAAACCGCAGCAGTCGGAGACGCAACATTGGTGGTGCCAGTAAATGTCGGTGACGCAAGATTTGCTTTCAGGTCATCCGCCGTCGTAACAAACGCGGTACTCGCCGCTTGAGTTGTATTCGTACCAGCCGTTGCTGTGGCAACAGCAACAACCCCACTCGTAGCGTCAATATCCCCTACTGGTTTCCAAGGCATTAGATCATCTCCATATCATCAACCGCAATCTCACCATCAACACTAATTTCACCCGAAGGTAAACGCCCATCATCCCAACGGTATTCACCAACAGAATTGTCGTCAACGTCACGCGCAGGCTCCCCCAGCAGAATCCCGTTCACTTCCATGCCCGTGTGATTGAATGTGCTTCGCAGTGTTCCCATTACGACAACCTCCCTTGATAGTATGTACTGATCGTTGCGATCTCACCAGCGGTGAGTGCGCTACGGAACACGGCGACGGCAACAAGTTCCATGTCGGAATACGCAGTCCCACCGCCAGCCCCTCTACCGATCCGCAAAGGGAGCGCGTTAGCAAGACTGCCAACCGAGGATGTGGATGTGCTTGCGGTTGCCGTTGCGTTCGTGTAAGCGACCATTGTTTGCGCGGTTCTATTGACAACCATTGATACCGCAGACACCGCGCCGAACGTGTACGCAGAGTCACGACTAACCTCAGTTCCAGTGAGATCAATTAGTGTTCGAACAGCGGCGGTTGTGCTGACGTTGAAAAATGCGTACCCGTCGTCACCGCCGTTCGACTTTGATAGAAAAATGCTAAATGATGGTGGCGTAGCCCACTGTCTAATTAACGCGACCACCGTAAACGAATCTGACGCGCCAAAGTCAAGCAGCGCGTTGTCAGGCACTTCCATGTAATCATCAGTGCCAAACAACCACACTGGACTCACAACAGCCACAGACTTTCTGCCTGATGTACTGCGGTTAATCGTCACCGTTTGACCAGTGAGCGCCGTGAAAGATGTTGCCGCGCCAGTCGCAATAACGGAGGTGTCAACGTCAAGGACTTTCGTGCCGTTGATCCCGTTGAAGATTTGGGCGCGGTAGATTTTGGCGGATGCCAGTGCGTTTGTCCCAGCAGCACCAGAACCAATTTCGATCATAGACCCCGAAGAAAAAATTGACGTAATACCGGCCACGGTAACTGTTGCACCCAGTTGAGTCCATAAAGCCCCGTCGGTGGAAGTCCAAAATCTTAGATCGTAAGCGCTCGCACCGTTGTCAACGTCTAAGGTGGCTCGTATCCACAAGACCGCGCCGTCAACAACAGTGGCCGCAACCGTGGACGCACCGCTGCGTAACCCCCCACCCGTACCGCCGTCAATAGACCATTGAAGTACAATTGTCCCGGTGGTGCTGACATTTAACGAATACGAAAATGTTGACCCACCTCCCCACTTGTTAATGACTCTATTCGTCGCCGCAGGAGTCCAGTCATCCATGGCCAACCGCGCCCGGATATCAATATCACCCGTGATGTCAAGGTTGCTAGCATCAGGCACACTCAAGAAGTTGCTTGCAACACCCGGCAGGTAAACGTAGTTTTCCCCCGTCCACGCAAGGAACAGCGCATCGTTAGAATCCGCGCTACCAGTC